CCGAAACAGGACACTTTAAAAAAGAAGATATTACATACATAGCAGATATTGACTTGCCTGAACAAAATTTTTACATACTTGTTGACAATGCTGAATCAACAAAAGATGGAGCAGATGATAGAGCCATTGCTTGTGAGGGATGGAGCGTTAATGAAGAAAATATAGAGATGTGCGTGATTATGGATGGTAAAAGGGGGAAGTGGGATGTTTACGGAACAGCGAGACAACTTATAGAAATGATGATTAAATTCCCTGAAGCACCTGTATGGATTGAAGAAGCTGGAGGAGGAATTACTCTAATTGTAGTTTTAAAAAAAGAGTTACTAATTGAAAATACAAAAAGAAGAGCAAAAGGAAAACCTCCTATTAAAAATGGAATCAATGGCTTTAAACCTCCACGTGAGATAAGTAAACAGGCAAAAATAAAAGATTATATGACTGCCCCCCATGAGCAACATCAAATAAAAATCTACAAAGGGTGCGATATAGACTTTGTAAAACAGTACACAAAAGAATTATTACGATTTGATCCAGCCAAAAAACAACAAACGGACAACTGCATAGATGCAGTATCTTCTGGATGGCTTGTTGCAACACCTAAAAAAACAATTACCAAAGAGGTTAAAAAAGTGGCAAAAAGATATAAACCAAAAAAATCAGGTAAATGGAGAGGAGTTTAAAATGGCAGTAGACCCAACATTGAAACTAGAGATAAGAGCAGTATATGAAGCAAACAATCTAAGTGTTGCAAAAGTACTAGATAGGTTCCCAGATTGTGAAGTATCACCAAAGACAGTGGAGAGCTGGGTAAGCAAAGAGCAATGGCAAAAAAATCGTTTCGTTGACGAAAAAGAAGCTATAACAGTATTAGTAGAAGATACACTCCCAATGGAAGATGCAAAAGAGATAATTAAAGGAAAGCTTTTAAACCAAGGGCAATCACAATATAGCGACTTAGACCTCGAAGAATACGGGAAAGTAGTGGCAAAAGAGTTATGTTATGAAGTATTAAGTGCAAAAAACTTACAAGCACTTATGGGAGAAAATTTACTAAGAGCAAAAAGATTCGCTGACAACTCAAAAAATATTGGAACAAATGCAACATACCATAATATGCTAACTACAACAGTAAAAACTTTATATGGGGAAATCAAACATATCAATCCAAAAGTTAAACAAAAAATTTATACAGATGAAGAGCTTGAATCTATGAGCAATGAAGAGTTAGACCAATTACTGGAGCAGTAGCATGACAAAAGTAGCGAATAGCGGTTGTGAAACAAACTTTCCTCGAAAAATATCAAAGCACTATGGTAAAAGAACATCTATTTATGAGGATAATGAAGACAGAAGAGTGAGGTGTCCAGACTGGAGTTTTACTACAGGATTTATAAAAAGACTTAAAGAGGGAGCTAAAAAAAATGGAGTTAGCAAATCTAAATATTTTGAGTCAGTTGTTCAAAACTTTTTTATTTTAGAAAATCCAAATTTGATTATAGCCTCAAAAAGAGATTATAACCAAGTTTATAAAAAAACAAGAACACCAGTTATGACACTTCATCCACAAATAATAGAAGACATTAAAGAATATTCTTCAAAATCAACACCTAGTGCAAGTAAGTATATAGAGTTATTATTCGCAAGGTATAACTCAAAATATGGTCATGAAATAGAGTTAAAAAAACTAATTCAATTTATTTAAAACAAAATACCCACCTAGTTTAAAATTGAAAAACTCTTTACAATTTTACAAACTCAAGAATTTTAAAAGGACTTAGAATGGCAGATGAAGTAAATATGCAAACACAAGAAGCAACCCAAACTGAAAATTCAACAGCAGATACTAGCACCCAAGAAAATACACAAGAAATGGATGTAAATGCTATTGAAGAGGGTATCAGAAAAGATGAAGCAAGACTTTCTATTTTACAGGAAGAGTACAACAATGTAGCAGATAAAATAGCAGATGAGTTTGAAATTCAACTTGAAAAAAACCCTAGCTCACTATTCAACGATGATGAACTTGAATTATTAGCAAGTGATTCAAATATTGCAGCAAAGAACAAAATGTTAAGAGATAGATTTGAAAAGTATAGAGATGAAAAGCTAACTCTTAAAAAACAAGAAATTGGAAAATTCGAAGAGCAATTAAAAGGTAGACGTGGAGAATTTGAAATTTTAACAGAGTCAAATAAATTTTCACAAGAGAACCCAGATGTTGACATGGAAGCATTGGCTGAATTTATCCAAGAAGACTTAAGTCCAAGAAAGAAAAAAGAATTCAGAGACACTGCAAAAACAAAATACGAATTTTTAAAACTGGCACATGAAGAGTATAAAAAATTAAATCCAGACAATAGCGAAGAAGATGACAATTTACCGCCAGACCTAAGTGGAGTAAACGGTGCAACTGGGGACAACTCATACAGTAGCGATGAAGAGAGACAAAAATATCTTAAATCTATTGGGATTGGGAGGTAAGTAAATGATTTATGAAACTGACACCCAAGAACAAAGATGGGAGATAGAAAGGGATTTTGAGACTCTAATGAGAGCTAGTGAAATAACTAGTGATGAGAAGAGACTTAAAAAGGTGCAAGATTTTGCTAAAAAGCAAAAAGAAGCAATGGAAAAAGTTCTTGATACTGATTACTTAAAAAGTATTGGTATCGGTAGAGACTAAAAATTAAATTTAAAACAAAGGAAAAAATATGGCAACTTGGGCAGAAACAGATCCTCAGGTATTACAAAAATATGGAAGAACAGTAACAGCAAAAACAGTAGAGCTTAACTGGTGGAATAAATTCATGAACAACGATGAGGGTGCAGTTATTATGACTGACCTTAGAACAGAATCACCAAATGAAGAAGGTGGAACAGTTAGGGTTTATTTTAGGGACCACATTGAGGGAGAAGGTATTACAGGAAATCAAGACTTTGAAGATAATATCGGAAGTCAAAGTACTTTATACCAAGATGTTGATTATGGAATCTTCGGTCAATCGTTAAAATCAAAAGCTAAAAAGCTTGAGAGCAAAATGGCAACTGAAAACTTTAGAAGTAAAGCACATAAAGATTTACCAAAATGGTTAGGAATAAGAGAAGATAGAATTATCACTGCAAAATTAACAGCAAATGCAACAAATATCGTAGCTTGTAGTGCAGCAGATGGAGTATATGCTGAAAACTCAACAGCATCGATTACAGCTGGAGATAGATTCTCAACTGCAGCAATTGTTGAAGCTAAAAAAAGAGCTAAAAATGGAGTTGACGGTGCTGGAAACCCACATCCAATCGTAGAACCATTTGTAATTAAAACAGTAAACAAAGAGGGAATTGTTGATTATGTAGAGTATCACTTATTAGTAATCGGACAAAATGCAGCAGAACAACTTGGGGAAGACCCACTATGGATTGAAGCTCAAAAATTTGCAGCTGCTAGAGGAGATGATAATCCAATTTTTACTGGGGCATTCGGTGTTTATAAAGGTGTTGTTGTATTTGAAAGAAGCAACTGGAGTGCAAGAAAATCAGGAATCATAACTTCTGACTTAGTAGAGTACAAAACAACAGTTGATGGTGTTGAAACTGTATATGCTACAGGATTTGATAGCTATGCAGGTGCAGCTGGTCAAAAAACAGAAATCAATCTTTTCTTAGGTGCAACTGCTGGACTTAAACCATTTGACGAAGGATTTGATTATTATGAAGACCCTAAAGAGGGTGGAAGAAAACTTCTTATTGGAGTTGATAGAGGAACTGGTTTCGATAAAACTAAATTCAAAGGTAAAACTGCAGCAGAACAATCTTCAGTGTACCATGGAAAAGATTTCGGAATGATTGCAATTGTAAATGCAGTTTCTTAATAGGGAGTTACGATGAAAAAAACAACTATACATACACCAAAGTTAGCTGCTATTAGATTCATCGGTAACTTTCAAAAAAAACTTTTTGAGGTAGGAGCTAGAAAGCTTCCTATCTTATCAACTGGGGACATTGTAATTGTAAATGAAATTGAATCAACTCTTCTATTGAGACAACCTCATTTCGAGAGAGTTAATATTGAAACTCTTTTCGTTAGCGAAAATGAAGAAAATAATGAAGAGTTGGAACAAAACACTACAAATACAGATGAAAACTTAGTTACAGAAAAAATTGAAATGATTACTGACAAAAATGAGTTAGAAGCACTAGGTAGAGAACATGGTGTAGAACTTGATAGAAGAGAAAGTATTGAGAATATGAAAGATGATTTAGCAGAATCATTAGCAGAAAAAAATGAAACTGAAAATACTTCAGAAGAAACTGCTGAATCTCAAGAACAACAAGAGACAACAGAAGAAACTGAAAATACTTCAGAAGAAACTGCTGGTTCAATTCTTCCATTCAAAGAAGATTTAGAGACTTTAACAGAAGAAGAAATAAAAGAAGCTTGTATTAAAGCTGGTATCAAAATTGGTAGAAAAACAATTGATACATTAAAAGCTACATTGCTTCCACATTTACCAAGTAAAGAAAATTAAGGAAAATTATGCAAGTAAACGACATCTTATTAGCAATCAGAAGTAGATTAAATGATACTGAACCAAAAAAATATAGATGGAGTGATGAAGAGTTAATAGATATGATTAATTCTTCACTTGCAAACCTTTCAAGAGAGTTATTATTATTTTCACATCAAGAAGTATATACAATAAAAGAAAATGAAAATAGATACAAACTTCCACATAACTGTATGAGAGTAATATCGGTAAATATAGACAAAGAACCGGTTACAATAAAAAGCTTTGATTGGATGAGCCAAAACAAAAACACAATAGATGATGATAATTACTATGTGTGTATGGACGAGCAAAGTTTTTTCTTGTACCCACAAGAACTATTAAAAGCAGGAATGAAAGTAGAAGTTAACTACAACTTTGTAGAGCAAGTACTTTTAAAAACAGACAATATTCCCATTTCACTTATGGCTAAAAATGCATTACTTTTTTATTCTATGCATCTAGCTTATCAAATTTATACAAGTGATAAGAATACAGGGAAATCAACGCACTACTTAAACCTTTATGATAAAGAGATTTTGAGTTTACGTGAACTTTATTATAAAAATAGACACTCAAAAGGACTAAGAAGTCCTTTCGTAAGGATATAACATGGCAGTAACTACACAAAATATTATAGATAACATCAATTTAATATCAGCAGCTCTTGATGAAAATGTATTTATTAAAAAAGCAAGAGAAACATTTAAAGAAAACATCCAAGAGTACGAAGTTGCAGATGATGAAAAAGCAAAGATGATAGCAACCTATGAAGCTCAAGTAAGTGTAGGTGTTATTAATGAAATTATGCAAATGGCAAAAGAGATACCAGAAATAATAGCTAGAGAAGCGAACATAGTAAAAGAAACAACACTAAAAGAAAAACAGACAGATTTAGTTACACAGCAAGAATGCGTAGAAAAAGGAAAAACAATGCTTCTTGCAGAACAAATAGTATCTGAAAAATATAGACATAGAGATTTAAGGTCATCAACTGCGGTAAAAATGGCAAGTTTAGAAGTTACACAGCAACAGGCTAAATTCGAAGAAGCAAGAAGATACATAGCAATCGAAGCAAATCATCAAAATGCATTTATGAAAAAAGCAGACTTCAAAGTGCAACAACTTCAAGCAATAGCAACAGATGATGACATTACAATCAGTGCAGAACAAATGGCAGATTCAAAAAGTACAATTGATGGAATCCCAACGGATAAGATAAGCTATCAAAGTGAAGTATCTCTTAATAAACCAGCCATAGAGAGTGATGTTATACCAAGTATTACAATCGCATGTAATAATTAGGGATGAAAAATGCAAGATATAATAGATAAAGTAAATGAAATATTAGTTACTGAAAATGCAAAGCCTCTAGAAGATGTAAATGATCTATTAATTGATAGTGAGCTTGATAGCTTTGGGTATGCAATTTTATGGATTGAATTGAATGAAGAATATAAATGTTTTTCAGTTGAATATGTAAATGAAATAGACTATGAAACATACAAATTAAAAGATTTAATTGAAAGAATACAAAATGCAAGTTAAAAAGTATTTTTATAAAACTGCTGACTTTTTCAATAAAGATAAAAAAGCAAGATATATTAGCGAAACACTTGAAAATAGAAACTCATATATGAATGAAGTTTTTTATAAACTTTACAAAAAAGATATAGATAGTTTTAAAACAACAGGCAAGACAGCACTACTTTATATAGCTGGAGCTTGTGAACATCATTCAGCATCAAGAGACTGCATACAAGTTTTAAAAGGAGCTATGCCAGTTAAATCACAGTTAGGTTATATTGCAAGTAAATTAGCAAAAAGAATTGGAAATATATCTTATCTTTCAATAAATGCGAATGCATGTGCAAGTAGTCTATATGCACTAAAAGAAGCAAAAGAACTTTTAAATCAAGGCTTTGATGATGTTTTAATTTATGGAGAGGAATGGGTAGAAGAAGTAGAGCTTATGCTATTCAAACAACTAAATATAGACTTAGTATGTAGTGACGGTATTTTTATTATACAGTTAACCAAGGAGTGTCAAGAGCCAAAAGCGTATATTGGAGATGTAAGCTGGGTATGGAGCGATGATAGGTCACCATTTGAAGTCACAAAAGATGGATATAAAAAAGCCATGGAGCAATTTAAGATATACAATATAGATATGATTAAGATGCATGGTTCTGGAACAGAGCAAAATACAACTGCAGAAGATGAAGCGATAAATGAGCTATTTGGAAATATTGATAGAATAGAATATAAAAGCAAAATAGGTCACTCACAAGGGGTGAGTGCAGTAGTTGAAATATGCAAATTAATGGATGAATATCAAAATAAGTCAGTATTAGTAAATGCATCAGGACTTGGAAACTTTTATGGAAGTTGCTATGTTAGACTATAAAATAACGCCTATAAACAAAGCAGATGCATACAAGATAAATAAAGCTCTTTTAAAAGAGCTAAAGGATAGAAAACTTCTTAAAAATGTTTTAATGCATATAAAAAAAGGGATTGCAATAAAGCTTGAGTGTGATGGAGAGATTGCTGGATTTTGTTTAGCTTTAGAATTTCAAACACACTTTAGTCTTAGCTATTATTATATTTATAGTGAGCATAGGAGAAAAATGGGTTCTTTTTTCTTTTTTTCTCACTGCTTAAGCAAAATGAAAAACAAACCAATTTTTGTACAAAAAAATAAAAACTATGAAATGTACAAAAGATACTTTAACATTACTGCAGAAAATGAGATAATTCAGTTCAAAGGACTTCGAGAGGATATGCAATGGGCGGAATTGTTAAAGCAATAGGAAAAGCAATTGAAGCTGTTGTAGATGTTGTCGAAAAGGCAGTTGACTTCGTAGTTGAAACAATAGAAACTGTTGTAGAATTTGCAGTTAATGTAGTTAAAGGTGTTATTAAAGGCGTTGTAGGGATGGTAGAGGGTATCATCACGGGGGATTGGACCAAGTTTAGAGACTCCTTTGTAAGTATTTTTCAAACAGCAGTATATGCTCTTGGTGCAGTTGTAGGAATTGCAACAGGTAACCCATGGCTTATTGCTGCTTCAGTAGTTGCACTTGATGGTCTGCACAATGAAGGAAGATTAACTGCACATATTGTAAGAACTATAGGTAAAATAGAAAGAGAGTTATTCGGCTCAGAAAATATTCTTGAAAACTTAGAAATCATTACAGCCTCAATCATAATCGTAGGTAGTCTTTATTCAGGTGCAAAAGGATTCGGATTACTTGCAGATGCAAGTGGTATAGGATCAATTGTAAACTCACAATATTTTCAAGTTGGAATGGGAGTATATAGTGTAGCAGATGCATATATGCAGTTCCAAGAAGCTCAAGGTTTATATGACAGCCTTATGGCAGACTATCAAAAATGGCTTCAAGGCGTAGGACAAAAAGCAGAATACTTTAATACAGTATGGGACAAAGTCTATGGAGAACCAGATATCTTATATGCAGCAAGTGCTGGTGGATATTTATTTAATGCAGGAGCAGGAAGCAATGAATACAGTGTAAGTACAATCCATGAGCAAAGTACTTATCTTTTAGGAATAGATAACCAAAGAGATATTGATTTTGATAGGTATTTTAATGACCCAATGGATATCGATTATCCAGCATTAAATATTGAAGACACAAAACCAGAAATTATTAGATATCAAGTATAAGGAGATTTTATGAGTATGACAAAAACATTTATGGACTGGGAACCAAATCAAGATTGGACGGTTTTTAAACCTAAAGCAAAAACAGAAGATGCAGCAACAGCATTAGATTTTAATTTCGATAATCTATTAGATACAACAAATATCGATACAGGAGCAGGAGTAAATACATCATTTACAGACATGTATTTTAAAAACACAGCTATTGATATGCCAAAAACAACGCAAAGTGATACTAATTTCTTTGGGGATGCATTCTCTGGTAAAAACATAGGTGGAACGCTTCAAGGAATAGGAGCAATTGGTGGAGCTTTAGCAAGTATCTATGGTATCAGCGAACAAAAGAAATTTAATGAAGATATGCTAGATATGGAAAAAGACAGAGTTGCAAAAGAGTATGAAAAAAGAGACAAACAGCAATCAGAATATGATGCCGTATGGAAAAGCTAAAAATATGATGACTCAGGAGGGTATAATCTTTTTATACCAAGCATAGGTTTAAAGTTGATTATATCTTCCAGCTTTTCAAATGAGTCATTTTTAATAGAAGATTCAATTAAAGGATCTTCCATATCCATCCAAACTGGAGTAAAAACAAATTTAAACCAAGACTTAACATCCATACTTAAATCAATATCAACAAAATAAATCTTACCAGCTTCAAGGTTTAAATTTAATTTTTGTCCATCTCTTCTACCAAAAGCAGCTTTAAAATTATCATAGTTATTTACAAAAAGAGAACAAGAACCATGCTCTAAAGGAAAATAAGCAAATTGGATTGTGTTTACAATGGCACCATAAGATGAGTTATTGCAATCCAAGTTAATAATCACACTTTCTCTTGAAAAAGTAAATAAATCTTGTTTATTTAAAATATATAAATTAGCTTTATCTTTATTAAAATAAGGCAATTTAAAAGGCTCCTTTTTAACAACCTCTTTAGTGCTACAGCCAATGAAAAAAAATATAACCAATAATAAAAATATATACTTCATTGTTATCCTAAAATTTTTAAATAATATATCAAAAAAATTATAAAAAATACCCACCTAGTTTAAAACAGATATTTTAAATAGTATTTGACTATGAGAACAATAACTGGAAACATAAAAATTTTAACAGATGAAGACTATGCAAACAAAACACTTCAATTTATACTATGCGATAAGTATGGTAATAAACTTAGTGCTTTAGATGTTAGTGGGCAAATAGCTACAAAAAAAACAATCCAAACAGATGCAACTGGAAACTTCTCAATAACACTTTATGAAACAGAGGAATCAGAAATACCAATGTTTTATAAAATGGTTTTTGTTGACAATGATGATATCGAAGACATTAAACTATTTATTCAAAGTGGAGCAACATCAATAGATTTTTTAAAGCTTTTATTTCCTATGCCAAAACTTCAAATGTTCTACGAAGATGTAAATGCAAGGATAGAGTTCAAAGAAATAGTGTTTGATATTTTTGAAAGGTTTTTCGTGAACGAAAATATCTTCATAAACAATGATGAAAATAATCTTATTCAAGAGTTTATAAAATATGCAGACAAAGTAAGAGATAGTGAAATTATGGAAAAGCTAGATAAATATTTAGCCACAATAGGAGTATAACAATGGAAGTAAGTGAAAGCTTTATAGCAAATGTCAATCAACTTGTAGCAAACCTTGAGATTATTAAAGAAGCTAAAGATTTATTTGATGAGGAATCTATTCAAAGGCTGGAAGAATTAAGTGAGATAGATATTTCACTAATCACAGAAGACCTCAAAAAAAGCAACTATCTAGGTAACAGAAAGATAGACATTGATCTAGCACTCAATAACAATAGCGATACAGAGCATGTAAGCTATAGCGGTGCAAGGTTGGTTTTGAATGATGGTACAAATCTTGATATAGATTTTGTGACATTGCTTGAGGATGGTGTGACAGAGGTTACACTAGAGCTAACATCTCATGCAGATATCAAAAACTATATTGCAAATCATACACTATATGCTGCAAATGTTATCAATACGGAGCTAACTGTAGAAGATGCAATAAGAACTACTCCGCAGCTTATTAGATTTAGAGATGCAGACGGTAGTGCTTCAAATATAGATAGAGTGGAATTGACTGCATATCTTGGAAGCTTCAAAGAAGCCACTCCTACATACTACTGGGCTAAGACTACAAGCTCACTTCAAACTTTAGCAAATCGTGTTGGAGATGTTATTGCACTTGGTCAAAGGATAGACAAAATCATCGCTCTTGCAGACAAAGAGGATGAGATCCAGTATCTTTATGATACTAGACAAAACTTACAGTCTCTATACGATCATATCCAAAAGATCATAGATGTAGAAGCAAACCTTGACAATATAGAGGGTGTAAATCTAAATAAAACAAATATTGACAGTGTTGCAAACAATAAAACAAATATAGACACTGTAGCTAATGATATAGCATCTGTGCAAAATGTATCAAATAATATGTCTACAGTGTTGCAAGTGCCAGAAAAAACAACTCAAGTAATTCAAATAAGAGATGAACTTATTGCTATTAATCCAAAAGTAGTAATGATTGCATCAAATGAAAGTGCAAGTTTATCATATGATAAAAACAGTGGTAATTACACACTTTATATGCCACAAGGTCTCAAAGGAGAAAGAGGAGAAGCATTTGATCCAGATGCAGTTGGAACTTTTGCAAATCGTTCTTTATATGATGCACAAGGCAAAGATTTTTCATACCTTGCAACAGATGTACAACCATCTACAATATATTTTAAAAGAAGTGATACAGCTGGAGATTGGGATGGCGGGTCACCATTTGGGCAAGGAGAAAAAGGAGAAAAAGGAGATACAGGAGTTTCTATAACAGACATCTCTTTTACTTCAACAACAGATGCAAGTGGACAAGCTGGACAGTCAGGGGCAACTGATACATATACAATAACTTTTAGTGATACATCAACACATACTATTCAAGTTTATAACGGTGCTGATATGACAAACAGCTCTTTAGTTATTGACACAGTTACAAATACAACAAATGTGTGGTCATCACAAAAAGTTAATAATACAATAAATGCAAAAATCAACGACACTACTCCAGCAGCTGATAAAACTTATTCATCACAAAAAATAAATGAGCTTCTATCAAACATGGACACGGGAGACTTCATGCACTCAAACACACTTGGGGATGTAGTAATTCCAGCAAATACAAATGCAGCATTCATCAATCCAGTTACATTTAACAGCATAACTGTAAATGATGGTGCGATAGTTAAATTAATCGATTAAGGAGAACAAAATGGGAATTCAAATAACTGACAGTGGTATCATTCACAGTGGCGGTACTACAACATTTCAAGAGATAGAAAATGCGAACAATCTGATTGCATTAACAGTAAATTTCAAAAAGCCAGATTACGACAAAGCTTTATTTTTAAAAGCTGGTCCATCAAGCATTGTTATTCCAGCAGGAACTCAAGTACTTGTAGGTTCAACAGCAGTAGAAGTAGCAGCTAATGTAACTTTAGATTTAAATACAAATTTAGATACTGGTGCAAAAACCGCAGGTACTGATTACTATGTATATGCTAAAGCAGATAGTACTTTTTATATAAGTGCAGATAAAACAATAACTGCCGATAGGCTTGTTGGTGGTTTCCATTATGGACTTATTCCAGAAGCAGAAGCACCAACAGGAAACAAAACTGAATCTGACATGGTAAAAATCAGAGGTATCAATGCTTACTCTATGTGGGATTTAAAATTTAGACCAAATTGTAATCCAGAGGGTATGGCTTATATCAATGGTAAATGGTATGACATCTATTTATTAAACAGTGAACACATCGCAAATGGAACTTCAAAAGCTGGAGCTTTTATAGCTGCAGGTGCTGCATCATACGGAAGACTTATTCCAAAAATTCCTCTGATGTATGGTGGAGATGGAACTTTGACATATGGAAAGCTTACTTGGTTTCAACTTTGTGAGATAGCAGCTTCACATGGCAAAAAGATGATTGGTTACGATGAATTCCCTACAATTGCATATGGAGTAACAGAGGGTAAATCTTCAAGCACAGATGGTTATGAAACAGTAGCTGGAAAAGTAGAACACTATCCTCACTTAACTTCGAAATTTGGTATAGAACAAGCAGCTGGAGTTCAATATGTTTGGGGTAAAGACCTTATGAATGGATATGGAACAACAACATTCGCATGGGTTGACTACACAGACACTAGAGGGCAAATATATGCAACATCAAACTCTCCAACAGCCGTGAAACTTGGTGGCGCTCGTGGCAATGGGGCGGATGCTGGGTCACGTTGCTCGGATTGGCACGATTACGTTTGGCATTCGAATTGGAACATTGGTTCTCGTTTCGCTTGTGACCACTTGAAGCTTGTGTAGTGAGCGGAAGCGAACGGAGTTTATATGAAAAGATATGATAGCGATTTGGTGGTAATTGAAAAATACAATGAATTTGTAAATTACATTTATCCAGTTTTACAACAAATTCCTAGAAAACATGGAATTGTAAAAGAAGAGACCATTAAGCTTGTGTTTAAACAAGTGGACCTTTTTTATAAAGCAGCCAAATCAAATCATATCAGTAAATTATATGAAGCAGATGCTTCCTTGGCGTTGCTTCGTTATCACTTGCGATTTTTAGCAGATGAAAAACGAAAGCTTATAAGTCCAAGAAGACATCAAGTAGCCTCTATTCTTCTTGCGGAAGTTGGAAAAATAGTAGGAACAATGATAAAAAATAAAGGGCAAGTAAGACAACCGTGAAACTTGGTGGCAATCGTGACAATGGGGCGAATGCTGGGTCACGTTGCTCGAATTGGAACAATTACGTTTGGAATTCGAATTGGAACATTGGTTCTCGTTTCGCTTGTGAGTATTTATTCATAGCACTTATTTAACTTACGGGTTAAGTAGTGAGACTAAAAATAGTCAGCTTATTTGTCCTGCGTAAGCAAACAAAGTAATGGGTCTGTAAAACTAAGAGTAGTGAAACATCGAAACTAGAAGACAGCACATAAAAAAAAGGAAAAGAAATTGGGTAAAAAATATAGAAACCTTTTTGACAAAATTGTTGATATTGACAACCTAAGAGATGCATATAAAAAAGCATTGAAAGGTGGAAATAGATATAGCAGTGGTCATTTAAAATTCAAAGAAAACCTTGAAGCAAATCTATATATTTTACAACAAAAGATGATAAATGAGACATATAAAATTGGAGAGTATTATAGCTTTTTAGTTTATGAGCCAAAAAAGAGAATAATTAACTCATTACCATTTAGGGATAGAGTTGTACAACATGCAATAAACAATGTGATAGAACCAATATTTGAAAAAACTTTTTATAGTACTTCTTATGCGTGTAGAAAAAACAAAGGCACTCACAAAGGTATCAATAAAGTTCAATCTACATTGAGAAAAATGAAAAAAGCTGGAGAAGTATTTTTTTTAAAAATGGATTTCAGCAAGTACTTCCATAGCATTTATTCAAATCTTTTAAAACAAAAAATTCAAAAGAAAATTACAGATAGAAAAACACTAAGGCTTATTTTTAAATTTATCTGTGAAAAAGGTGTAATGATTGGAAATCTATTAAGCCAGTTATTCGCAAATATTTATGGACATATTTTTGATGCTTTTATAAAAACGAAACTTAGAATAAAACACTATTTTAGATATATGGATGACACTGTAATTCTTAGCCACAGCAAAGAAGAATTAACAAGACTTCAAAAAGTTCTAAATAGGTTTATAAATTTATATATGAAGTTGAAATTCAGCAAGTGGTTTATTCAAAAAGCAGATGTTCAGTTTATTAACTTCTTGGGAATGAGAATTAAATCAACTTTTAAACTAATAAGAAAAGACTCTGTTACAAGAGCAAGAAGACATATAAAAAGATTTATTAGATTAAAGCTATTTGAGAAATTGAGAATATTTCTTTCTTCATGGCTTGGGCATGTAGTAAGAGCAGATAGTTTTAATTTACTAAATTTACTAAGAGGAGAACTAGAATATGCAAGAGCAAATTAACGCAAGACCATTGGTCGACATTTTGTCAGAACAAACAAAAAGAATAGTTGTAATGAGTGGAGAGAAACATGTTTATCTTGATACAAAAACAGAAGTTGAAAAAAACGAAGTTGAAACTGCCATAGCTAAAAGAGATGAAGAGTTAGCAGCTGCTACAAAAGAAGCAACTGTAAAAGAGTTTACTGGATATGTTGAAGAATACATCCAAAAAGAAGTTGATGCTTATAACAAAGCAAATGGTTTACAGTTTAGAGATGTTCATAGCTGTGCAAACTATAAAGATAACACTGATTATGCACATCAAGGTTTTTGTTTAGCAGTTTGGAACTGGAATGTTACAGTTTGGGAAACAGCAAGATTGATTCAAGCTTCAGTATTTGCAGGAACTAGAACATTACCAGCTAAAGATGAGTTTTTAGCAGAATTACCAGCTTTTAACTTTGCTGGGTAAGGATTGAGGGATGGATAGAGAAGAGCTTATTTTAAAATTTGAAACAGACATGCAGAAGAGATCTAGACTTTTAAGATTTCTTTTAGTGCTGGACCAAATGGGAAATGTTCTTCTCTGGAATGGTAGCCAAGATGAAACTATTAGCTCTCATGTTGGAAGAAGAATAAAAGCTGGAAAAGCAAATAGATTCGAAAAATTGTTATGCAAATTTTTAAGAATGCTTGAAAGTGAACACTGCATGAAGAGTATAGGAGAATAAGGTGCCATTATCAGATGAAGAAATAAGGGAGAAAGTGATTAGGCACGATTATGAGTTTAAAGCTCTATCGGAAAACTTAAATAGAGTAGTCACAGAGCTTCACAATTTAACAGAATCTCTTAAAAGCATTGCAGTTATCAATGAAAAAATTGAGAACATGGATGCAAATTTAAGAGAGAGCTTCACTAGAGTTCACAAAAGAATTGATAAGCTAGACACACAAATTGCTGAAACAAAAGAGCTTAGAAATGAAGTTACTACTTTAAACAGAACTGTTTATGGAAAAGATGGGCGTGGAGGTATTCTTTTTGATGTTGAAGATATTAAAAAGTTTATGTACAAATCAATGGGATACTTTACACTATTTAATATGATTTTAGCTGCCGTCATAGGGTGGCTATATAAATAAAGGAAAAATATGGACAAGTTTTTACTAATGGATTTTTTAATAAAACTGTTTTACGCATTAGTTACCCTTGGGTTTATTTGGATGACAGCAAGACTATCAGACAAAATGATAGGACTTGATTTTAAAACTGAATTTGAAAAGGTTAGACATGATTCAAAAGCACTCGGTATTTATTTTGCTGGTAGGCTTATTGCTATCGCAATCATTGTCAGCAGTTTCTTTTAGTTCAAAATATGATGCCCAGATTCAAAAGAGCGTAAAGCTCTACTGGGCAGATTTTGAAGAGTGGAAGTATTGGAAAGCACAACTTTATCAAGAGAGCAGATTAAAAAGTGATGCAGTATCTCCAGTTGGTGCCATGGGACTAGCACAGTTTATGCCAAAAACATGGGAACAAATAAGCAAAGAATTAGACTATCCAGTTTATTCAAATGCCTTTATACCAAGCTATGCAATTTATGCTGGTGCCTACTACATGAGAAAGCTTAGAAATGGATGGAGTTGGAATAGACCAGTTATAGAAAAAAATAAGTTAGCTCAAGCAAGTTACAATGCAGGTATGGGAAGCATCTTAAAAGCACAAAAGAAATGCGGCAATGCAAAATTATGGGATGATATAAAACCATGCCTAAAAGATATTACAGGACATCATAGTAAAGAGACAATTACTTATGTTGAAAGGATTAAAAGATGGTATGGCTTACTGCAATAAAAAGCTTCATTTTTAACAAATCAAACACATTGTTATATATTGGTATAGCATTAGTAATTGTTGCAACAGGTGGGTATATTTATTATCAAAAAAACAAAATATTAAACCAACAAAAAGAGATATTAAATCTAACTGAAATAAATGCAGTGTTAAACAGCAAACTAGAAGATGCAATTCAGGTAAATAAAGAAAATGAAAAAGCATTTAGTAAATTTAAACAAGAAACAAATAAAGCATTTGAAATCATGAGAGCTCAACATAAAAAAGAATTATCAAGAGCAATAGAATACTCAAAAATTATAGAGGAGATTAGGTATGTTAAAGAAAAAGATGATGGGATTGCAGCTCCTGTTCTTGTTAATACTTTTAACAGGTTGCAACAACTCCAAGGTGGTAACACCAAAAGTAATAACACAAATCAAGATAGAAAAACAGCAAGTACCAAATGAACTTTTAGAATGCAGTGAAATTCCAAAAGTTCCAAATATTACTATGCAAAGTGAAGCTGCTGATTATATGGTAAGGCTTTATAAGTCAGCTGAACAATGTAGAGAAAAAATATATAGCATAAAGGAATTTATAAATGCTAGATGAAAAAAAAGATAAATTAGGACTACTAGCTTACAAGAGAGCTAAAAGACTTGATAAACTTATTGAAGAACTACAAAACACAACAATAGGTAGTCTAAATGAAGACGTTAGTGCAAATACACAAAGTATAAACAATATAAATCAATCTCTTCAAATTATTCAAGAAAAGATACAGTCAATAGCTGATTTATTTTCGATTACATTTAACTCAGATGGAACAATCGCAAATGAAAATTATACAAACCATACACATTCATATACAGACAGTACGGTAAGTGATACCGAAGATGGAACAGGAACACAAACTGATACCACAAAACAAACCACAAATATTAATTAAAACTAAAACGGATTAACAAACTTTTAAGGTTATTGTGTTTAAAATACATTGTAATAAATGTACGGAGAAACAAAAAATGATAACCGAAGAAAAAGAACTTCTTCTTACCATACTATCAGAGATTAGAGAGATTAAAGCTGAACATCAAGAGCTTAAATCTCTTATTCCAGATGAATTATCATTATCCGAAGTATCAAATTTAACTGGAAAAGCTGCAAACACTTTAAGAAAATATGTAATAGCTAACTTTGAACCAGAAGAAGACTACAAGAA